CGTATCGAGCGAAAATGTGAGCGATTTGGCAAAAGGCATCCGGCATTTAGTCGAGGATTTGGGGATTTATAACCTGTCGCTATCCATTGTCTTTGACGACGAGAATTGGCGGCTAGATCAATACACCGAGATATTTTACGCCCAACTCATCGAAATCGCCAACCTTATACTGCAGCCCGAGTACTTTTCCAAGGTATGGTGTAATGCCTTTGATATTGGTTCGTTCATGCCGGTGCATGACCGCTACCCGGCTTGCCCGTCCACAAAGACAGGACTTTCGGTGGACTATACCGGCAAGCTGTACGTTTGCTTCCGGTTCAAAAATCCCGAAATGCGCCGGGACTTCAGTGTCGGCGACGTAGATAGCTGGATTGACGAAAGCAAGATGGCGGTATTTCAAAACTGTACGACTAGCAACATACAAGGTTTTGAGGAGTGTGCTACGTGCGATATAGGCAGCGGCTGCAAGCGGTGTCCCGCCTTGAACGCTGAAAAGAACGGTGGTTTATACTGCGGAACCATTAACCTTTGTAAAGTACACCATGCCCGTTTTTTTGCGACGAAATACCTGATGGAAAAGAGGGCGGCCATATGGCGGCAAGCATACAAATAATCAATCTTCTGGCCTGTCAGGACAAAGACGGTATTATTCAGTATCTTACCGCTGCCGGGCAGGCACAGGATAACGCCGCAGCACAGAATCAGTGGTTCGATGACATGAACCGGGTGCGACAGACCTTGCCCATGGTTTTAAATTTGGATGAATTGCTGGCGATCTGCGAAGCTGTGTTAACGGCTTATCCCAAGGCCAATAACGCCCTTTTTCAGAAGGCCATTATTTTGAATGATAAAGGCGAGTATCAGGATGCTTTGGACATCATCAATCAAATCTATTCTTTAATGACCGGCGGGAAGAAACCTGCCCTGTTACTGAAAGTGCGGCTATTGAAATGTCTGGGCGCTCCTGTATCTGAAATCAATGATGTCTTAACGGAATTGGAGGGGTTGGGATGATTGAAAAAGTTTGCTGGTATATCGCAAAGGACGAAAAAGTGATGGCGGTATCGCTTGCCCAGCCTTGTGCCGTGGATACCGCTGCCAGGGGTGAAACGGTAATCAAAAGCAATTGGTATGAGGATAACTTGCTTCTTATTAAGTCGGTAGACGAGGCGGGTAAGGTACAGTTAAAACATGTTGTGACCGGGGAAATCGAAAAGGTCGCTGATGATTTAATCAGAGTTCATATTAAGAGTGAAACTTTCACAGGCAGCGCCAAGCTCAATGTCCTGGGCATGCTTGTAGATAAAAAAGTCGGGGAAGTACTGGAAATAGAAACTTTGCCCAATTATCCGCTTGTGGTTAGTTTTGAGCCTTCCCAGGAATATGTCGGAGTGATAAAGGAGGTTCATCGTGCCTAAAGCCATTATGAAAGACGGGAAAATTGTGATGGTTAAAACGGCGGGAGACGTTATTAACGAATATGCCGATTTGATTATGCAAGTCCGAAATGATTATCTTGACGCTCAGATTTTATTGGAAGGAAAGCCTGACGAAATCGAAAAAGCACGGCTGGCGTATAAAGCGGTTGTGATGCGACGGCAAAAAGAATTGGATAATGTAGCTGAATGACGATTTATCAGACGCGTAGGCATCCATTTTTATGGAGGTGTAAGTGATGGTACAGCCTGAAAAGGTTTGCATGGAACACAGCGGCCAGTGCAAAGCGATTGCTACTCTGGAGAAGAACGATGAGGATATTTTTACCAGGCTCCGCGCGCTGGAAATAGCCGTTTGGAAGGCGGCCGGGGCGACCGGAGTAATTACAGGCATCGTGGTCGTTATCATTCAGAAGGTGTTGTTCAAATGATGAAGCGATGGTTTTCTTTCCTGCACGATAACTGGGTGGGCGTTATCCTGACGATGACGCTCGTCCTGTTTTTTGTCTATCTGTATGCCTTCTTCCGCAACGGCCACTACGGCGAGCATTACGACCTGGCGTCCTGCTGGGCGGGTGTGGGCGCGATAGCGGCAGCGGCGGCTACCGGGTATGGAAAGTGGTGGGCGGACAGTAAGTACAATAGTGTCGGTGGACAAAAACCGGATCAGTAACCAAAACGCTCCATGAGTTAATAAAATGAAAGCGAAGGGGCTGATAATAAATGAGAGGTATTGATGTAAGCTATCATAATGGTGATGTAGACTGGCAAGCAGTAGTCGATGCCGGATGCGAATTTGTTATAATCCGGCTGGGCTATGGGATTCGTCACCTTGACCTCAAATTTGCGGATAACGTAAACGGGGCTCTGTCGGCCGGACTTAAAATTGGTGTGTATTACTACAGCTACGCGCTTAATGTTGAAGATGCCAAAGCTGAGGCGCAGTTCGTGCAGGAAACTTTACAAGAATATGGGGTAAATCCGGAGCTGGGCATTTGGTATGACATGGAGGACGCTGACGGTTACAAGGAAAAGAACGGTATGCCTGACAATCAGACCATTACGGATATGTGCTCCGCCTTTATATGCTCGCTTAACGAAGCAGGTTATTCGCATGTCGGTATTTATGCTTCCTATTCGTGGCTGACAAGCAAAATTGATACTTCCCAGTTAGCCGATTATGTTCCGTATTGGAATGCACAATGGGGGAACAGTAACGATTTTCCGGCCGCAAAAATGTGGCAGTTTACGGATTGCTTAGATATAGGCGGCCAGACTTTTGACGGCAATGAGTATTACGGATAAGGGTTCTATAAAGGCGGCTCAAGAGAGTCGCTTTATTTTTTAAACAAATTGGAGGAATGAAAATGTCGGACGAACCAAACGTACAATTCCAAGGAACTACCCAGGATGCCGCGCCGACTATAACTACGCCGGTGCAAAACGATGTCGCCAGGCTTAAAACGGCTATTGCGGCTTTGGAGGAAGCCGGTAAAGACCTTTTCCAAGATGAAATTGCGGCTCTCAAACAGAAACTGGTGAGCCTGGAGGAAAAAGCGAAAGCTGAGGCGGCTGCTGCCGCAGCGGAAGCGGTGCAGGCTGAGCAAACGTTTTTGCAAAAATATGGACAAGTTGCTGTGCATATGATCGAGATTGTCGCATTGGCCACGATCTTGTTAAAGCTGTTCGGGGTGATATGATCATGATCTCCACCTGGAACGATAAGCACGTCAGGGCGCCTTTTTATATTGCCTTGGTGTTAATTATTGCGATGGCCGGGATACTAGCCTGGGACAAGCTTCATCCACGGGTGCCGGTGACGTTCGAGAGCCAGGAAGAAGCAACGACGTCGGCCGGAGTGGAAAAGGCGGCCAACGCCGCCCAGGCTCCCGTTTCGTCGGCCCAAGCCGCTGCGATAGCAAATGAGATTAAAAAAGATGAAGATAAGCCGCCGGATGTTGTGGTACAGACCACCGGGGCAAAGCTGAAAGATACAATTAAGACGGAACTGCAAAAGTCCGGCGGACAGTTTGCCATTGTTACCGAACCCAAGAAGGACTCGACTGGTGCGGTGCCGTTTTCGGTGCTTGGTAAAACGCCAACCGCCGCGCCGTTAACAACCACTTCGGTCACTGGCGGCACAATGCTGCCCAATACGCCAGTGACGTTGAACCAGTACAATATTAAAGCGTACCCTGAGCGATTGATTCAGGTCGGCGGCAGTTACCAAGAAGTGTTCGCCGCCTATAGCTGGAAGGTCAGCGTCCCTAAGATACCTATCATTGCTCCGCATGGTGATGTCGGGTACTTGGGAGTTTACGGACATGCAAACATTGACCATCCGGACATGTCGAGAATCGGAATCATGCTGACCATACCGAAATAAAAATGAACCAAAGCTCCCGCAGTCATTTCAATCTAACTGCGGGGGCTTTGGTTACTTAAAAACGGAGGATTTGCTATGTTAGTATCTGAAAAAGCAGCCGTGGATTACTTGATCAGCCGCTATCTGCTAAAACAGCTTTTGGCTAAAGGGTTGATTACCCAGGAAGAGTTTGAGTGGATTGATGCGGAGAACAAGAAAAGTTTTGTCCGGTAACCTACTATTGCTTGCCATACGGCACAAGCAGAGTTATCATGTCCAATAATAGGATAGTGACGCTGCAGGTAGACACAAGACTTAAGCATTGCAGTAACGGGAGAGACGAATCGTACGGCAGGATAAAGTGAATGCCGGAGAACTTCTCTGGCATTCCAGGACTTTTTCATATAGAGCGTTTTGATTGGCACACTTCTAGCGAAGAGAAAGGTTGCCAATCAAAAGGGGGTATTGGTATAATATGGATGATTTTTCGCATGCCTAATGTGAAATACTTTTGAAGATATAAGGTGATATACGGTGAGTAGTGAAAAATCCTTGGTGCGTAGAAGGTCTGCAATATGCAAGAGTTTTGCAGTTACGCTTCCTTAATATTAACAGGCTTGGGGATACTAGCTGGGTTGGCCGGATATTACCTAGATGCAGTCGGTTATGATGCTCTTGAACGGCCGTTGTGGACGGCTATAACTTTAATATTAGCGATAACTGGCTTAGTAACAGGAAAATTGATCCAAAGGCTGAACTTAAGCTCCCATACGGACTTCTTAACCGGTCTCTGGAATAGAAGATACCTCTTCCTAAGGTTGGAGGAGGAAATGGCTCGCGCCGCCAGGAAGAAAAAACCCCTTTGTGTTGCGATGATTGATGCTGATGATTTTAAGACAGTGAACGATACCTATGGCCATTCGGTGGGAGATGTGCTTTTGTCCGACCTGGCGGCTATTTTTAAGAGAAATACCCGGGCCACTGACATTGTAACGCGTTGGGGAGGCGATGAATTCGCCATAATCTTCCCTGAGACGTCCTTGACCGATGCCTGTGAGGTCATGGAAAGGATTCGTGGAAAGGTGGAAGCGGAGATTGGCGCTTCCTATGGACTGACTATAAGCGCGGGAATAATCCCGCTACAACATGACCAAGACGTCAAACACCTTTTAATGAAGGCCGATCAGGCTTTGTACAAAGCAAAGGAGCGGAAGAACTCGGTTATTACCTTAACCGGCATGTAGTAGGCTTATGTATCGTAAATCACCGGAACACAAAAGAAGAGAAACCGAATTATACGACAAGATCCGGAATTTGTCCGAAAGATTTGACCAATTGCGTGCGGAAGGAAAAGACACTACTGAAATCCTCAAGCAACTTGGGGTGGCGCTGGAAGAATTTTACTTGTTTAGGCGTGAGGGTATTTAAAACCTATGAATTCAGTTCAATGATTTTGGCGGCTTGGATGGTGACATCCAAGCCATATTTTTTATCCCGATTAATATGTTTCCGCATCAGAATTGAGTTGCTTTGGGGCGGCAACTGAGCTAACATGTCAGCTGATGGTGGGAGGTGCAGCAATGAAGAGGATATTGACCATTTCGCCCAAGGCGCAGGCCAAGACAAAAAATGCACCGCAACAGGCGAAGCTAAAGGTATGTGCATACTGCAGAGTGAGTTCAGCGTCCAACGAACAAATGGCCTCCTATGAGGCGCAGGTTGAGTATTACAAAAAGTACATCCAGCAAAATCCGGCTTGGAAGTTTGTAGGTATCTACGCCGACAGCGGAGTATCCGGAACGCGAAAGACAGGGCGTACCGAATTCAAGCGGATGATCAAAGACGCCGAAGGCGATAAGATCGAGCTAATCGTCACCAAGTCCATTTCCCGCTTTGCACGCAACACGCTGGATTGTCTGGAGGCCGTCCGGTTTCTGAAAAACCTTGGCGTGGCCGTGTATTTCGAAAGGGAAAACATCAACACCTTAAGCGCCGAGAGTGAACTGTTGCTTAGCGTCTTGTCTTCGATCGCCCAGGAGGAAAGCCGCAGCATTTCCGACAACCTCCGCTGGGCCTATCGGAAAAAATTCCGGCAGGGGAAGGTGACCGTGGCTACAAACAGGTTTCTCGGCTATGACACGGATGACAAAGGCCAATTGATGATTAACCAGCGGGAAGCTGAAGTTGTCAAACGAATATTTTGCGAGTATATTGCCGGCAAGGGCATTAGAACTATCGTTAACGGGCTGGAGGCAGATAACATAACGACTGTAACCGGTCTTGCCCGTTGGCCGGAAAGTACCATCCGCAATATTTTAACAAACGAAAAATATTGTGGCGACGCCGTTCTGCAAAAAACCTATGTCGCCGATTACCTAACGCACAAGAAGAAAAAGAACAGAGGAGAACTGCCGATGTACCGGGTCAGCGGCAATCACCGGCCGATTATCTCGAAAGATGATTTTGACCTTGTGCAACGGCTGATGGCTCAGCGGGCGGCGGAGTATGGCAACCTGCCGGGCGACCGGAGTAAGTATGCCAGGCATTACGCGTTTAGCGGCAAGCTGGTTTGCGGCCGGTGCGGGGCAGCCTTCAAGCGCCGGACCTGGAACAGCAAGGAGCCCAGTAAGCAAATTGTCTGGCAATGTAGTGCTTATATCAAAAAGGGGAAGGCTGCCTGCTCCATAAAAGCTGTCGATGATATTACGCTCAAGACGGTTTTTATGCGGGTATTCAATAAATTGTACAAAAACAAGGAGTCGGTACTTAAGCAGTTCATGGTGAATCTTGAAAAGACGCTTTGCTCTGGCAGAAACCACGAACAGGTGAACGATATCGAGTCTGAGACAGACAAGATAACCGGGAAAATCAAAGAACTGATCCGGAAGCAAATAAAGGGAATCGTTGAACCGTCAGAGTTTCAGGCGGAATATGGAAAGCTTAGAGCACGGCTGGAAGTACTGCGTAACCAGAAAAACGGTTTAGGCCAGGATAAAAGCAAGCTGGAAGAGGTTAAAGCCAGGACGCAGAAAATAGCCGTTTTTTTGGAAGAACAGGCAAGTGCCCTGACTGAATTTGATGAAGATGTTTTTTGTGCGTTGGTTGAGCGTGTAAAAGTGCTCTCGCCGACGCATTTGGTTTTTGAACTGAAAAATGGGCTGGCTGTGGAGCAGAAGTTCATAAAAAGGAAAGGCATTCACGGATTGCAATAAAGGGAGGGAATATTATGAGCAAAGTGGTTTCCGTTATTCCGGCGAAACCGCTGCAAATTATAAGAGGGTTGCCGGTGGAATCCAAAAAGCGTGTGTGTGCTTATTGCCGGGTTAGCACCGATACGGACGAGCAGCTCAGCAGCTATGAGGCGCAGGTCACCTATTACGAAGAATACATCAAAAAGCGTCCGGACTGGGAATTCGCCGGCATTTATGCCGACGAGGGCATTACCGGCACCAACACCAAAAACCGCACGGAATTCAACCGGATGATCGACGACTGCCTGGGGGGCAGAATAGACCTGATAGTTACCAAATCCATTTCCCGTTTTGCGCGCAATACACTGGACTGCCTCAAGTATGTTCGGATGCTTAAAGATAAGGGCGTGGCGATATTTTTTGAGAAGGAAAACATCGACACGATGGACTCCAAAGGCGAAGTCCTGCTTACCATTTTGAGCTCGCTGGCGCAGGACGAGTCCCGCTCGATCAGCGAAAACAGCCGGTGGGGGATTGTCCGGCGTTTCCAGCAGGGCAAGGTCCGCGTAAACCATAAGAAGTTCATTGGCTACGACAAGGATGAAAACGGCGAACTTGTTATCAACAAACAAGAAGCCGCCATTGTCAGGCGGATTTTCGCAGAATATCTTGCGGGCAAGGGCTGCAAGGCGATCGGCAAGGGCCTGGAGCGTGACGGCATTCTTACCGCGACCGGCAAAAAGGTCTGGCATGAGTCGGTTATCAAGAAGATGCTGCAAAACGAAAAATATGCCGGTGATGCTCTCCTTCAAAAGACGATTACCGTGGATTTCCTGACCCACAAGCGCGTTATCAATAAAGGGTATGTCCCACAGTATTTTGTAGAGAATAACCACCCTGCTATTATAGCTAAAGAAACCTTTCAAGCGGTGCAGACGGAGATGGAGCGCCGCAGTGAGCTTATGGGAGGGGACAAAACCCGCAGCCGGTA